TTAAATTCCGGCGCGCTCGAACGCCAAAGGCTCCAAGCCCTTCATCTGTTTCAGTGTTAGCGGCGAGAAGTTGCGGTCCAGCTGCAGTTCGGCGAAGCGCTCCACGGTCAAGCCACCCTCCCGGAACAGTTTGGCTCGGACGGGGCCGATGGCGACGTCCTGGAACGAGGCCGGCTGCTGCTGAAGCCAGTGGTAGTAATCGAGATCAGCACTCACCTGCTGCCCGCCGTTGGCACCCACAGAGACGCGCGTAGCGCCCTTGGCGAACATCGCACTCAGCTTGGTCAACAGGATGAAGGTGGTGCGGCAGTTTGGATGGAACGGTGGCCTTGGGCCGGAATCCACTGGAAACTTACGTTTGTCCATTGAGCGGCATTGCTGGCTGGTCTTGCTGTCCAGCGTGGCCACCATCTGGATCTCTTCCACGATATCCGTGTTGGCCTTAGCCACCTCCATTCGCGCCTGGGACGACACATGCTGAATGGAAGTGTGCACAACCGTGCTGGCATTGCGGTTGGTGGTGGCCAGGATGCCGTCTTTGTACCCTGCCGCCTTGGTGCCGCGAATGTTGCGGATGATCTGGAAGTTCGTCTGGCCTTCGAAGAAACCCTGCCGGATGGTGCCGGTAACGCGCTCACGCTCGGCGCCGGTCCATCCCTTGATGAAGGCCTTAAGCAACTTTCCGCCGCCGGTACCGCGCACGCTGAGCGGGTTTGTCAGCACAGCGGTACGGATTGCAGCGGCCGTCGGGGCTACCACATCCAGCGACACGCCAACCGGTGCCGACCTGGCAAGACTGGTCGCCTCGAACTCGGCCTCGTAATTGGCGATGTCCACCAGGTCGACGTTCAGTTGCGCGCTATAGCGGTCGAAGATACCCAGCAGCAGGCTATCCACCTCCTTCAGCAGCGCTTCCAGACGTTTGACGTTGTACTCGGTCAGGTCCGACTGGGTGAGCCGGTCACGGATCGAACGGTCAATCTCCTTGAGGAAGGGAGCGAATTTGCCCACCTCCCCAACCTTGAGCTTTTCGAGGAAGACCGCGTGCCGAATGGTTGCGTCAAGTACTGCTTGGTTCGCCGCCATCTACTGTGTCCTCGTCGTCCAGGCCCAGGCCATCGCCCTGCTCTTCTAGCTCCCCGTCGATCTGCTCGTCAGTTCGCTCTGGCGCGATCAGCCCCAGCTTGCGCAAGTACGCCCGCAGGTCAGCTTTCGCGAAGCCGCCGTTCTGCCACAAGCCAACCAAGGCCGTGATCATCTGCGGATCGGCCGTCAGCTCGACGAACTCCTGATTCACCTGGTAGGCGACCTTCTTGTCAGCGATGCCCATGTAGGCGCAGCACCACATGATTGCCCGGGTGTAGGCCTCGCTGACGTTGGCTACGCATCCAGCAAGAACCGATGTAGATGCTGATTGATCGCCACGGGACTCGGTTGCGGTCTTGGTCGCAAGCGATGCCACCACCATCCGAGCACCCAGCTCGATCATCATCTGATTCTTGTCGGCCATGGCCTCCTTGACCAGCGTATTGGGCGCTGGCTGCGCGTAACCGAATGCGCCACCAACGGGCAGCATCATGGGGGCTCGGGAGCCGACATAGATGCCGTTTTTCTCCATCCAGTCGCGCCAGGACTCATCCAGCCCGCTGATCCACGGCTGGGCCTGACCGCACCAGAAGACGCTGTCTTCGTAGTCGGCGCTGTTCCGGTAATGGCCCAGGTTGATCATGGCGATGTCGTAGAGCGGTGACTCATCAATGCTCGGGTCATTGTTCTGCGCACCGACGAAGGTGAACGGTATCTCCTTGAGGCGACCGGTTACGCCTTCGGGCTTGAACTCTTCGATGACCGCCAGCGGTCCTCCACCTTTCGGACCGGATCGACGCCAGACCCGGCACACAAAGCCGTCGTCCTCCAGCGCAAGCTCCCGGTACTGCTCAACCGTCTTGTAACCGAAGCCGTCGCGAATCTCTGGCGATTCGCGAAGCACCACCAGCGTCAACACGCTGTGACCGTTCACCATGCCCGTGCGCCAGTTGATGATGTCTTCAGCGCAGTAGGAAAGGATCACCGAGTGACCGCCGATACCGTCATCCTGGTGATAGTCGACGTATAGGCCGTGTCGGCCAGCCTCCAGTACCTTTTCAAGCGTGCCCTGGGAGTGCTGGTAAATGCTCACCCCAGATCCGTTGGCATTGTCCTGCAGGTATTCGAGTTTCTTGGGGACCGTCAGCGTCGGGTCTTTGTGGAAGGCCAGGCCCAGCAGCCCGTTACGGGTGTGCCCGGTGGCGTTCTTGAACACTGCCCGCTCTCGATAAGCCCGGTTCCTGTCTTCGTTCTCCGGCGACTTGTCGTGTGCGTTGATGTACGGCAGCCGATCGACAACACGATGCTGGCCCGCGCAAACGTCGCGAACGGTCGCCCAGCGGTCCAGCACTGCCGTGTATTCCGCCCGCTTAAAGGAGACGTCGTTGCTCATCGGGCGTATCCCATTTTGATAGCGGTGACCGGTTTGATGATCGGGTACTCGCGGTGGATGAAGTAGCCGCCGGCGTCGTTCGCGTGATCGATGCCGGCGGTTTTGTCTGGCTCCCCGTTTGCGCCCCACACCTGCTGCTCCAGGCCGTCGGCGTAGGTTGGGCAGGTGAACGGGTTTACCAGGTAGCGGCGCTCGCCCTGCGCATTGCAGAAGACGGCGTTCATTGCGTTGATTCGGTCCTTCACTGGCGGGTTTGCCGCTGGAGCGATGACCGCGAACCCGGCCTGCTTGAGCATGGCAAGGTCGGTGATGCTGGCGTTCACAGACTTGCGTGAATCGCCCGAAGCATCCGGGTAGATCCTGATCTCGCAAGTCTTCTTGAAGTCGTTGCCGTCGTGCTGCCAGTAGCGCTCTTTGATGCGACGGATCATGTCGGGCGTGTCGTAGCCGTCGATCAGCTCATCCACGGCCCTGGGAAGCCCATGGTCACGTTTGACGTGGGTGATCGCCGCCATCTTGCCGACGTTGAAGTCCATCCCGATGAACAGCGGTTCGCCGGGCTGCACGGTATCGAAGCACCCGTTGAGCTTACGGTCATAGGCCGTGTAGATCGTGCCGGACGTGAGGTTGACGAACTGGCCTTTGAGGTACGCCATAATCAGCTGAGGCGGATACGACTCCATTAAGGAGGCGATGTAGTCATCCGGCAGATTGAGCTCGTTGTCGAAGGTGCTGGCCTGCACCAGGCCGTACATCTCCTTGAGCGACGGCTTGTCGCGCAGCTGCTTCACGAACTGCAGGAAGACGAACTTAAAGCCTTCCGGCGTCGTGGTGACGTCCACCCCGTTCTTCAGCCCGGGCAAGTTGTAACGCATCCGGGCAATGATCTTGCGCCAGGCCTGCTGTGCCTTGACGGCAGTCAGCACGTCCAGCTCATCCACCAGGGCGTGGCCAATCTTGAAACCGACAATCGTCTGCGGCTTCTCCATCGACCGGCAGATCACAGTGCCGCGGGACTGCCGGCCGCTGTAGATGTGAACTTCGTGGTTCGCCTGGTTGATCTTGGTCTTCAGCCCCCAGTCATAGGCCACCTCATCCATGGTCGGGTAGAAGATGTCCCGGATCTGCGGGTAAGTCGGTGCGAAGTATCCAGCGTTAACTCCTGGCCACTCCATGAAGTGCTTGCTCAGTGCCGAGCAGCCTACCCAGGTCTTCCCTGAGCCGAACCCGGCAACGAATGCGCGAAACTTGTGGGGCAGTGTGAGGAACCGAGCCTGCGGAACGTTAAGGCTCGGCATTAGGCTTCCTCGCATCCACCACGTCGACCTGAATGCGGGTCGGGATCACTGGTTCGTCGCCGGCTTCTTCCTTCCTGGCCCGGTTGACGTAAATGTCACCGGTTTCTTTCGCGGCTTGCTCGAGGATCTGCATGGCCAGGCCGATGTTCTTCATCGACTCAGCCCTCTCCACGAAACGGTTCATGGCACGAAGGCGGAAGGCGCGGTTGGCAATCGGGATATCAGCTGTCTCTTCGCGAAACCGCTTCCGGGTATCTTCGAACATCGTCACCCAGCGCTTTGCCAGGCCTTTACCCGATGTCTTCGTAGGATCATGTGTTTCCACCTGCTGGCGGGTTACCACAACCCCATATTCTTTCTGGACAGCTTCAACGACCTGTGAAGGCGTGTCGAAGCACGCCAGGGCCTGAACAATAAAGGCCTTCACGTCATTTTGAAGGGCTGCCATAGATTCTCATCCGTCCAGAGCCTGTCCAGAATCAGGCCAGCTTGAGCAGACAGGTTCCGCAAGCCCTCGATATGTTCAGTTTCCCCACCTCGGCGGGTTTGTTTGCTGCATCCACCAACGCTTGAACGTCAGGGCTCGCACCGTAGCGGCGTACCACACCGACGAACTCCTCGACATCGTGACCACGCATCTCCAGCTTCGGCGCTCCCTCCTTGGTAAAGGCTGGCTGGCCGTATTTATCCGTGGCGTGTGCGATGTGGTACAGCTCATGCTCTACCAGGGCACAGAAGTCGGTGTCGCTGCACTGGGCGCAGTAGTCAGCAGCCAGGGTGATGATGAAGGCCGGCACACCACCGAACCAATCACGCATCTGTTGCTCCATCCGGGCCTTCTGCCAGCCACCGGCGCGGAACGCTACCTGCTCGGCCTGCCCCAGGACTGTGCGGCCCTGCTTGGCGAAGCTCGACGACGCCCACATGACCCGGATGTCTGCATCCAGTAGGTGGGCATGGTCTTCGTTATGGATGCTGCCCGTGTCGGCAAGGATCTCGGCTTGGAGCCACTCCCACACCTTGGGGGCCGGAGTCAGTCGAATGCCGAAGTCAGATAGGTCGGACAGTTCAAGCAGTGACAATGGAGGGTATGGCCTATCCATAGATCACCTTTGGCTTGAAATAGTGGCGCGTCGCCGGTATTGGTGAGGATCTACTCAACAGCAAGGAAAGCAGAATGCTAGATCTAACCAAGAACGTTAAAGAGTCAGGCCCTATCAGCACTAAAGAAGACCTTCAGCGCGCTTATGCCGTAGCTGCAGCCCTTGAAGTGATAGCCACACTCGCAGGCTCGGGATCGTCAGTAAACCTCGAGTCAGAGATGAAAAGCCTGTCTTCCTATGCCGATCTGATCCAAGAGGCTCTAAAAACTAAGTAATCCAAACGTGCCGCACTCACCTGCGGCACACCTACCCCTCCGCGTTATCCAGCAGCACGTCAATCAGCTTCTGCTCACCCAGGCGCATGGCACCCAGGCATTGCAGGTCGTCACACTTGGGACCAAGGCCGAACACGGTCACCTCTCCCTTTGCGCCGATCATCGTCAAGGCACCTACCGTGCATTCGGGATGCTCGCCGGCATCCAGGTCGTCGGCAATCTTGCGCAAGGTCTTGGCAGCGTCGCGCCACCCCTCACGCTTGAGCTCAACAATCTTCATTGTCATGCGGTCACCTGCTGCAGCCACTCTTCAATCATCCGCCGCACCACTGGCTCGGTCAGGATGGCTGAAGGCTTCTTGCCCTCAACCACCGCCCGGATCAGTTCGCGGGGTAGGACGTGTACGCCATCACTGGCAACCACCATCAGGTGCGGACGCTGGTCGGCTATGTCGTGGATGGTCGCGGTCATTGCGTCACCATATGGTGTGTCTGTGCGCGCGCATGGCCGTGCAGCAATCCAACGATCAGGCCTTGGGGCAGCCCGGCTTCCTTGGCGGCGTCCACTGCATCAGCAATGGCCTTGTCGAGAGTGACTACCGCAGCGTTGATGTCTTGCCCCAACGGAAGTGCGTGGCGCAGGCGTGTGACGTTGCTCATCTGCAAAAACCTCGCGCCACGATTTGGCTCATTCGAAAACGTGGCGCGGATTACGGGGCAAGCCGCAGCTGCTGATCGAACAGCTCCCGGATCTCTCCGAGTCTGCCCATAACAATTGGCTCACCCTGCAACTGGTTCAGGTGGGCCAGCTGGTGGACGATCCCCTCATCAGAAAGCACCAGGCTGGTCGGCAGCTCCTTGAACCAGCACACGAACACCGCGAAGTGCATAGCCCCTGGTAATTCTTTCAGGAAGCGCTTGTCAGTCATCTGGACGTATCGGGCGTGTTCTTCGCGTAGGTCTTGGTAGCTGGCTGAGTACGTATGGTCACCGAGGACATAATCCATCCGGGCCACCCTCAATAGATCGGCGCCGGTAGTACCGGGCGCCTTTGGTTTAATCGGTCAGCCGTTGCGGGTCGGCAGCTTGAAGTCTGCGAACCGGTCCGCAAGGTCGCTGATCTTCTTCACTCCGATGAATCCAATACCGCCCCCGAGGGCAGCGGCAAGGTTCTGAGGTAGCCCGAAGTACTCAAGGAGTGGAAACGCTCCGGCCGTGAACAGCGTGCACAGCAGCGCTTCAAGAGCCGCCTGTCTTCGTGTCCCGCCGCCGTAGATGATTCGCAAAGCAGATATGGCGAATGACAGTGCTGCGGCATACAGCAGCGGCGCATGCTGGCTCAGCCACGCAAGTACAAGCGCCCAGGTATCTGGTTTGTCTGGCATGTTGGACATCTCGGTTCCTCCCCGTCAGGGAGTAAGGAATATGGCAGGTCGTGACCTGCAGAATTGAATCGGCTCACACAGCACTCCCAGCTCGGAGCAATGGGTGTGGTGGAGCCGAAAACGAAAAGGCCCCAGCAAGTGCTGGGGCCTAAAAGGCACGCTGCATGGTCGCCGCTTATGCCTTGAGCCAAAGTTTATTTTCCTCGGCCACACGATGGCGAGCGTTAGAAAGTCCAGCTCCATACCGGGAAGCTAGGAAGAGGGCCCGTACCGTGGTCAGGATAGAAGACACCACGATTCGGAAGAGCTGCTGGAGTGAAGCCAAAACGAGCCCAGCGAGGAACCCCATCTACAACAACAACGTTGCCGTCATCTTGCACCTGCAGGTAAGCGCGATCCGCAGCCCCGTCAATCCAATCACCTATGGTTGCCCAGGTACGGCTACCTACACGGTCAACCAAAAAGGCAGAGCCTTGCATGTAGAAACAAGTGACCAAATTTGTATTTGGACGGTTGTCTACATACGTGTAGGGAACGCTGCTATCAGCCACCCAGATTGGAACGCCGTTATCGTAGAGTCGTAGATTTCCATCAGCCTCTAGGATCAGCTTGTATCGTTTGCTTGGAGATTCGAGATACTGCCCCGCCACCAGACAGTTACGCGGAGGTAGGATAGCGGTGCCATTATTGGCACTGTTAAAGAGGATAATACGAAAGCCACTACTAGCCATGTTATTCACCTATTGAGTCGAATGATTTGTCGCGGAGGATTCCGCTTTCATGTCGCTCAAAGGCGATTGCTCGAGGCTCGTGGCCTTCACATGATTCAACGTCCCGCATCGGGAACATTTGATCTGGAGCTCTGTAAACCCACCCGTACGGGCGAGAAGTCTTTTGCAGTTACCACACCTGAAATCTTTCAACATCTGCAAATTCCTTTTGCTGAATTACCCGTCCATTGGGCAATAAAAAGCCCGGCGCTTGACCGGGCTCTGTAATGTAACTTGCTCTCGCTGAATTCTACTTCGCGCCGCCGTTGTCGCGATCAGTCTGAGCATCTTGGTCAGATCCAGGGTTGCCAGGTGGAGGATTCCAATCCTCTGGCTTCTCACCGCCACCCTGCTTGGGATCCGACTCAGCTTGCTCAAGACCAGAGTCATGACCCTCGCCCGTCTCGGGCATATCCTCATTTGGTCCAGGATATGGCGCTGCAGGACCGTTATTGTCATCCACCATAAATCACCTCCTGTCTGTAGCGCGGGGTTGCGCATATAACTGGGAGGGACTGACTAGACAGAAAGTGCTTCTGCCTCGACGAGCGGACGAAAAAAAGCCCCGTGCAGTGACGAGGCTTTCTATTGTCAATCCCTAACGCGCAAGATCGACAGGATGGGTAAATACTCTCTCACTTTCTCACTCAATGCAATGGCTATTTACTATGCCGCGCAAGTTTCTATCAACCCCTCGGCATCGAGCAGCTCTTGAGCGGAAGTCAGCGCCTCATTCACCTGGTCATCCAGCGTCTTGCGTATCGACGAGCGCCACCGATATCGGGTCGACTCTGGCTTTCCGTCGTTGTCCCAATTGGTGATGTCGTACCATGCCGCTGGCAGCACCGCGGCGGAGCGCTTGCCGTCGGCTCCTGCTACCTGAGGAATAGCCCAGGTCAGCACGGCGCATTCCCGAAAGCGCTTCGGCGCTGGAGTCTTTACCGAATTCTGCAGTTCCAGAATGGCGCCGTGCTTACGCTCTTCGTGCGTGGAGTACTTCGCCACCAGTGCCCGCCAGTGCGCTGGAGTGAGCGCCTTGTGCAGCCGACCGAACACCCAGCAGTCCTGCAGAAAAGCCGCCTCCTTGCCGACGATCTCTCCCTTCTGCTTGGCGCACTGCACCTTGGGTTCAAAGTCACAGCCGCCGGCGGAACTGATGGTTTCGGCCGCAAGGGCTCGAACTACTGCTGAAACAACGTTGCGATAGGTCATGCGGCTTCCCCTTTTTTCAGCTCTCTGGTCTTTGCCCGGTATTCGGCGGTCATCGCCTTCAGCTCTTCCACGGTGTATTTCTTAGCCTCATGAGGGCCTTCAAGCCATGCCACCTTTTCCTCACCGATTCTCTGTAGGAGCGAGATTCGATAGTTGATGAGGTTTCCCGAGAGGTGGTTATTGCACGGGGCGCACTGCTTCCAGGCGTTGAGCGGTTCAAACCTCAGCTCTGGGTTCGCTCCTACAGTGCGGTAATGGCCCGCGTGATACTGGCCTTCGTGGTGGCGGCCGCAACTCACGCATGGCAGTACCGCATCACGCGCCCGTATCCATGCGTTGAATGCCTGCTGCGTGTCTTTGAGGTGGTCCGCCCTACTCTTCAGCTTCTCCTTGCGGACCTTGATATCTTTGCGCTCGATGTCGGCCAGGGCCTTGCGGGCTTTCGGCGCATGACGCGGTCCATCAATCAGGGCGCACGCTGGGCTGCACACCGCCTGGCCCATGCGCGAAGGCACGAATGAGGCCCTGCATGTAGCAACGCGGCATTTTTTCGGCTTGGCCGGCTTCCGTTCGATGGTCATACAGCCTCCTTGGCTTTCTGCTGCTCATGCTCGAAATCGCCGCGCAAGGGCATCAGTTGAGTAGGCTTATAAAACCCGTAGCCCTCACCCTCACCACGTCCAGCGACCCACCCGTCATAAGGCGCCGTCCAAATATTTCCATCGGGTTCCTCTGCCTTTTGGTCCTCACGTAAGAATACGATCAGCTCAACCTGGGACATTGCAGGGAACCGGAATTTGGTTGCGAGGGTGAGCGCCAGGTCGCCCGGCTTGAAGTTATGGCTCATGCGGCCTCCTTGAATGCTTCGAACTCGGCCATCTCGGTGAGGCGCTCTTCGGTGAGTGTCGGCCAGTCATGCAGCACCAGGTACGCGCAGCACTGACGCCAGAAGTCTTGGAAGGTCTCCTCCCCCATCGAGTCGTAGGAAAGGCTGCGGGGTGTCTTGCGGGTGAGCTGGCCCAAACCAGGGATATCGAACGCTTCCTCGTCGCAGTACACGCCCGACTCAAGTTGCAGGGCCTTGATCGCGTCGTGGGACTGCTTGCCAGAGAACCGGTCGATGTTCTGGCTTAACACCCGGCCCAGGCCGTGGACCAAACCATTGAACCGTGGGTTGCGCGGCTGCTTGAGGTCGGCGCGGATCTTGGTGTTGATCCGGAAATCCCGCTCGCGCAGGATCGACCGGTCAGCGTCGGAGGACGGCACGAACGCTGCGACCTCCTTGCCGGTGGCCGGATCTACCAGGCGGCGCAGCACCAGGTACACGGGCATTGGGCGAGGCTTCGCTGGCTTGGTCATTGCGCCGCCCTCTTCGCTTCCAGTTCCTGAGCTTGCTTGATGAGAATCGCCCTGCGATCCGCCAACTCATTTGCCGCGTCAATCCGCATTTCGGTTTTCCGTTCGGCACTGGCCTTGCGCATTTCCAGCATCGAGTTTTTCATCAGTTCCAGCTTCTGCCGAAGCTCGGGCTCTGGCCGTGTGACGGTGCCAGTGAGCAAGCCGGCGATGGCGCGACCGTCCTCAGTGATCGGCTCGACGCTCAGGTCCGTCAGGTACTTCTGGGCGTGCTCGCGCGGGATTCTCTTCAGATCCATTGCCTTGGTCACAGCCTGAATTCGGCGGTTGGCATCGAAGCCCACAGAGACGTGCCAGTTCACCGGCTTCGCATCCTCGCGGGCCTGACTCACGAACCGCTGATAGGCGTCGATGAATGCCATGCGCGCGCCGATTTTGTCGCCGCCATCCAAGATGGGTTTCGCAGCGGCCAGGGCCAGTTGGATTTCATCGGTCAGCACCACCGTTTCAAACTCGTCGTTGGTGGTCATGGCGATTGCCCAGGCCTCGTCCTTCCCTGGGCGGCCATCGGAGGTCTGGACACGCTGCAGGATGTCAGCCATAGCCAGCTTGCCCTTCACTTCGAAGCGACACGCCTTCAGCGCCGCTTTGACGACAGGCACCGGGTAGGCACAAAGGTCTTCGGCCATCATCGCGGCGGTACCGGGGTTCATCTCCTGACCCATAGCCTCGGCCGTTGCGCAGATGGCAGCAGCCAGTCCGGCGACCTGCTGGTCGTTCATTTCAGAGGTATTCATTGCGGTCACCTGCTTGGCGCTTGGCCAGAACCATCTGGGCGGCCTGCTCGGCTGCGGAGAGGTTTGCCTCAGTCCGTTCCATCTGGCGGGCGGTTGTGCCGTTGACGCGCTGTCCGGTCACCCACTGGGTGTGGTAGCACTCGGCGTTGGCCAGCAGTTCGTTGAGGCTGTGGCACTTGCGCAGGACGGCGGCATCGCTGGTTTTCAGGAAGTGGGCTGCCACGTGGTGGGCAACGTCGGCGCCCAGGCGGTCGACAAGTTGTCCGAGTTGACCACCTACCTTTGCGTTCCAAACCGGCCAGGCGCTGTAGCGCTTGCGGTAAGCCATGGCGTAGTTCGCCCAGACCTTGAAGGTTTTGCAGGTCAGGTCCTTAGGGCCCGGCATGTCGGCGGGGATCTCAACCCGTGGGACATCAGTGCGATCAACCACCAGTACCAAGCCGCGGGACTGAGCCGGCTTACCGGTGGCGTCCTGCAAGTCCTGACTGGTGTCCTGACTGGTACCCTGATGATTGGTATCCTGATTTGTCGGAGATTTATCCGACCCTTGTTCGGATTTTTTTCCGACCTTGCTCGGAGATTTATCCGAGGTAGATCGGATATTTTTCCGACCTTTGTTTTTTGGTGGGGTCGGATATTTTTCCGACCCGTCCAGCTTTTGGTTCCACTCGACTGCCTTCTCGGTGAGACGAAAAAGCGTGATGTTCGAAGTGCTGGAAAGCTCAATCAATCCGGCCTCTTCAAGGGCCTTCAACATACGGTAAGCGGTGTCCGGCTTATCAGTGAGCAGCGGCAACTCCTCGATGATCTTGGCCTTGCTCAGCGCGAAGAAGATCCCGTCATCAGTCTTGATTGGCTTGGTCCAGCTCGGGCAGCCATAGACGAAGGCAAATAGCAGTGCCTGCTGAGAATTCAGCCCCCACTCCAACGCCTTCACCTGGTTAATCGTGACGGTGTATTGCATGTCAGGCCTTCCCGACCTTTGCGGCCAATTCAAGGAAGCGATCCACGTACCAGTGAGGCTGCGTCTCGCGGGGGCATTGAGGGCTGGTGAGGTTCTTGCCGTAGGCCATGCCCTTCTCGGTCACAGACCAGAAGTCGACCATTTCCTGCTTGGAGTTTTTGCGCTGCAGAACCTTGAGGAAGCCGTGGGCCTCAAGCGCAAGGTTGAAGGCGCGGGCTGTGCTGGCGATGGCGTATTCTTTGATAAGCGCGGTGATTGCCTTGGTTGGCATCGAAGAGCCGCCAGCGGCATCAGGCGCGGCGTCCACGGCGTAGCCCGGTAGGAACTTGGCATCCAGCCCGTTGTTGGCGGCGATCTTGACCAGCATCATCATCTTGCTGGAGTTCGCAGGCTTCAGCAGGCGGTCGAAGCATTCCAGGATTGCCAGCTCGCCGACGATCTTGGAGTTGTTCGGGCCCTGGGCGGAAAAGGTGCCGGTCTTGCGAATGCTCGGCAGCACCTGCCCCACCACCCACTCCTCGAACCTCTCGGCGGCCGGGAGCTTGGACTTCATCACCAGCCGGTACAGATCGCGCTCAGGAATGATGGTCATGAAACCACCACCCTGTTTCGGGGTAGTGGTCGCGGCCTTGCAATGGCGGGCTACGGCGTTCTCCGGCTTGGAGTAGCCCAGAGCATCAGCGACGTCCCGGGCAACAAACCAGGGGTCGCCGAGCTTGTCGGTGATAACCCGGATCGCGGCACCGTCGAAGTCGAACGGGATCACTGATGAATTGCGCGCCACGTTTTCAGATTGCGAAAAACGTGGCGCGAGATTAGTAGTGCTATTGATATGTGGCTGGGTTTGCATATAATCGGTCTCACAAAGTGTTATCGAATTAGCCGACCTCGACCGTCGGCTTTTTTGTGTCTGTAATTCAGGCCGCCTTCACGGACTGCTTGAACACTTCCAGGCTGACGATCACTTCCTCAGCTTCCTTGAGCAGCTCGGACTTCTCGCGAGTGCATACGCGGCCATCAGCCTGGGCGTCGAAGGCAAGGCGCGTAACGTCAGCCAGATCGGCGTGGAGGCGCAGAAGCGCGGAGTTGAGGTTGATACCCTCGGGCTTGTCCTTCGGCACCAGGTCAAAGCCAAACGCCTCAGCCCACGCCTTCAATGGGCGGAAGTCCTGGGTGAACTTCATAATCCGGTGCAGCTCTTCCACATTCATGCGGTGGGTTTCGTAGTGCGGGTTCGCCTTTTGGGAGACCAGCGTGCGACTGGTGAAGTCTGCACCCTCTGCAATCCGCCCTGCCCCATGGTCGTCAACCACGTCGTAGATCGCCTTCATCAGTTCCTGCATGTAACACCTCGAATTTCTTTACGTGGCGCCCTGCCGATGCAGAGGCAATCATTTGCTCAACGAAACGGCGGACAGGGATGTCGCTTAGGCGGCCATCTCGGCCCAGGGAAACGACGGACAAAGGGATTCTTTTTTGAAAGCGCCTCCGGTCAACGCCTCCGCTCGCTTGGCAACCACTGGAGACATTCCGTGCTTTTCCCGAACCCACCCGGAAACGGTGCTTTGATCGACTTTGAGCTTTTCAGCGGTGACCTCCTGAGTGCCGAAGAAGGCAACGAGGTCCTTATAAATAGTGTTCATGCTGCCCCTCCATACGGGAATACCCATATAGTAGGTTATGGGAATACCGATTTGCAAGGATATGGGAGCACCCGTAATACTCGCTGGATGGAATTCAAAGATCGTTTAAAGGCAGCGCGCCGGCACGCCAAGCTCAATCAGGGCGAATTGGCCGCTAAAGCTGGTATCACGCAGACGTCGATTTCTGACCTTGAGCGTGGAAAATCAAAAGCCACCGCACACGTCGTGAAGATCGCCGACGCATGTGGGGTGAGCGCCAAATGGCTCTCAGACGAGATCGGGCCAATGCTGGCTTCTGGATTAACGTCCGGCTCTGGTGAATCGAACGTCTCCCCTGCCGCCCAGCCCACCAAATCATTCCGCTACCCAGTAGTCAGCTGGGTTGCCGCCGGCGCCTGGGCGGAAGCGGTTGAGCCCTACCCGACCGGAATCTCGGACACGTATGAGTTTTCGGAGTACGACGCCAAAGGCCCCGCTTTCTGGTTGACAGTCAAAGGCGACTCGATGACGGCGCCCGCCGGCCAGAGCATCACCGAAGGCACGCTAATCCTTGTGGACACTGAGGCTGAAGTTGCACCAGGTAAGCTGGTCGTGGCCAAACTGCCGGACAGCAACGAAGCCACATTCAAGAAGCTGGTCAGCGATGGCGGACGGCTGTTCCTGAAACCTCTGAACCCGAGCTACCCCATCGAGGCAGTCGACGAGAACTGCCGGATCGTGGGCGTAGTTGTGCAGGCGTTGCAGAAGTTTTACTGATGCCATCCGCCCTTGGAAAACCATCGACCTCATGTCGAGAGCAGAGCTTTTGGAACAAGGTGTGGACCTATGCTCTGCTGGCGCTCATGGTGGTTTTCACAACCGAAGCTGGAATTTGGCCGGACGGCAGTTCATCCCATCGCAAGCGGGTCTTCAGCCCAGGCTTCGTTGTGGTCTGCGTTTTCGTGGCTGTGGTTGAGCTGATAGCGCTGATTCATTTCTATTGAGTTAAGCAATAAATTTCAAAGGCACACCTCGCCTCGGCGAGGTGTTGATCTCAGCAAGCTAGATACTTAATTTAAATCTCAAATAACTCTGAGGAACAATTTTACATATCAATCAGCTTTGCGCTTTGAGTTAGAAATAAATCTAGTATTAGATAGAGGGGACTCATAGTAATCCTCATCTAAAAAACGCAGCAATTTCCTTAGCTCAGTATTATTATCAGGAACGATAATGCGTCCGTCATCTGACAGAGCTAATGGAAATTGCATACTCGCTGCAACGGCAACAATTTGATCTGTGCTGTAGTTCTCAAGAACCGCCGACTGCCGGATGAGTGATATTTTCTTTCTGATTTGCGGACCTGCGGCAGCCAAAAAAACTTGCACATCTTGAACCGCCAACTTTTCATGACCAGCAAAAGTAGTCACTTCTTCGTTAGTCGCCTCTCGAAAGTATTCCGAAAGATCGAATACGCGTTTAGCAAAGTGAAAGCTTTGAAATTTTAAATTAGTACCCTCGAGCACAGCTAAGAGCTTTGTGTCAAGAGACAGTCCCGACTCACTCATTTTTTGAAATTGATTATTTGCAAAAAATAGCATTAACCCTGCACGGGCAATCAGTCTGCGGCGTTCAAAAATCTGCACCAGAACCCGAGGTACGCCAGCTACCTCTATTCCAGTAAAAATCGCTCGTACTAAGTCAAGGCTGTGAGTGTTGGGATCATACTGATCAACAGACAGTGGGTTTGCAACGGCAGCTAATAGGCCGTCGACATCCGCGAAGTCAGGAATTTCAAGAAGCTCGCCTTCCTCTGGGGTATATCTACCATCAAATGGTATTATAGTATCAACACCCCGAAAAAACTCTGTATGTTGATCGTTAAAAACAGTAGAAATATCGGCGCTTAAATCCACCGACAGTGGAAAGCGAATCAGTCTAGCTCCAGCCACATCCATTAGTGCAAACAAATTCATTTTGTTTTTTCCTTAGTTTTTGCTTCCAAAATACCGTACTCCGTAAGCTGAACTACGCTTTTAATACTGGAGACGTTATTAATTGTTCTTTTCGTTAGCATCAAATACGTCACACCCTCTTGAGTCTCAACTTCATAAAAGTGAAACCCAAGAAGACCCAGCACGGGATTCACATGCAAAGCATGAGTCGTCCAGAGCACAAATATCAGCATCCCCCCCGCAAGCATCCAAGCGCCAAAGTCTAAACCAGCCTCTCCCTTAAATATCAAAGGAAGTGCATAAGCCACGAAGAAGCCTACAACTTCTTTGTCAGCACTCTTAACCTTCTTTATTACAACAGGAAGTTTCTCAAATTGGGCTGAGGCTTCAGTGATAATCCAACTAGATATAATTCCGAGGATGAGGCAGACGCAGATCGCCAGCACACAAAGCAACCACTCACCCTTTCGTGCGCCAAAAACGTATGCCAGCGATACCGAAACCGGTGCAATCGCTGTGAGCGCTAAAAGCACTCGAGTAGGTTTACCTAGCATGGACTCCCCCTCCCTGGGCTGATGCCATCATATCGCAATCATTCATCCTACAATCCTCACAATTGTATCTTTTCGCAATAACTGTATATAAAAACAGTATAGCAGCAGAGATTGAGATTTTCCCAAGCCGTATTTCGCAGATCGCTTAGCCATCAAATCCGGATGCATGCGTGCCTGATACGCGCTACGAATGCTAAAGTGGCGATCAGTTAAGGGAGGGATCCAATGAAAGGGTTTGGGATGTTCGCGCTGATCGTCGGTGTGTGCTGGCTAATCTTCGCGCTGAGCATGGACGTGTCCGTGCCGACCGGCGCCAGCGGCAGAGTGAACAACCTGGGGCTGATGGCTGACCGCCAAATTCACACTATTGTTGGTGGTATGATTGCGCTGGCCGGCCTTATCATGGTTCTGCTTGGCGGCAAAAGCTCCCCTACTGCCGCCCATGCAGAAAAAGACACGCGCCCCTGCCCTTTGTGTGCCGAGAACATCAAGACTGCTGCGGTCAAGTGCAAGCACTGCGGCGCCGACGTTGAGCCGGCAGTCGCCCCAAGGCTGAAAAACGGCTGGGTCGCCTCGACTACCTGCCGTGACGCAGAAGAACAGCAGCGCACCATCGAAGCCATTACTAGTACAGGGCTTCCGGTTGTTTCAATGATTGGCCTCGCTGTAGGCGCTGGTCCATTTGAAACTAAGGATGAAGCCAGGCAGGCACTGGCCACTATGCGCGACGGTCCCAGGCTATTCAGCGAAATCGTCTACAGGGACTCGGTGAGCGGCAAATATTCATTGATTACCGACTGAGACGTGCAGGTCAACAGAACCCGCCACGCGCGGGCTTTTTCATGCCCGCCAAAAAGAACTCTTAAAAATATGCATTTATGCATGAAACTTTTTGTCGAGCTATTGCCAAGATATGTCAGTGCAAATACTGTACTTGCATACAGTACTCGCAAGGAGCGAAGCATGAACCAGGCACCCTACTCCGCATCAAAACCACGAAATTCCTACGAGCTTGTTGGCCGCCGCCTGCAAGGCTTGATCGCTTCTCCCCGGGTACAGCGAATTCAGTTGGTCGAGGTTTCCAGACGCGACGACGAAAGCCCTGAAGCCTGGCGCCAGGTCATCCAAGACATCGGTGACACCGCAGGCATAAGGATCGAGCATTTGGATGATGGCGCCGTCCGGATCGGCTGGCGCGAGTACTGCGATTCCTAAATAAGCCCGCCAGTGAGCGGGCTTTTTATCGCCTCCCATAAAATATATGGGAATACCCATTGACGATAAATATGGGTTTGCCTATATTTGTACCCATCGAGGCGCCACAGCGAATCGCCAGCAGAGAAACCTGCGCCGTTCTTTAGCGATACCCATTGCCGGATCACCACCGGCCCAAATTCAAAGGCAGCGATGAACCGGCCTAAACGGTTCAGAGGGTTGGCAACTGACCCGGGTGTGCAGCGTAAAGCACCAAGAACAGTTATCCAGCGGGAGAACAAGCCGAAAGGCCCGCGGCTGGAGTGACATTTGATTCAGGCCGGCGACTGACGCCAGTAGCGAGAAGCCGGTCAACAGAAGATTTCACGTCAGCGCCTGAATCAGGCGCTTTCGGAAGCCAACTGCAGAGCAGCTACCGGCGCTTCCCTAAACCAGGGGCGCCACCATTAACAATGCGGACCCAGCCGACGGGGCTTGATCGTTCTGGCGCAGAAGGGAGATAAGTTTCGTTGATGTCCTTCGAACATGCCGGACAAAGGCTTGGAGGCCTTTCCCAGTCAGCATGAATCGAAAAGTTTGAATTACAGCGCCAGCAGGTCTTTCGAGTCCACTTTGATTCAGCCTCCTTTGTAGAAGGTTTCGTGCGCTTTGATGGCTGGACTTTTTTCGGCTTTTTGGTGGCGCTGGCCTCTTTCGCCTGTTTTATCGCGTCCCTTGAAGCCTTGCGACTAAGTTTTTTACTGCTGCGGTCCCGGGCCATCTCGCGAAGTTCGAAGATCCTGTTCAGCAGTGCGAATTCTCTTCTGAGCTGCAACGTCACCCTATCCAACTTGTGATCAGGTCTGGCTGCATTAGCTGGCTCAGGCGTTTCGTCTTGCGAAAATTGCTTTTGAATATCGTCGCGCTTCTTGGCTCCGACACCGGCAAAGAACCGTTCTGATTCCTCGCTGAAGCCTCGTCCAGCGACATGAGCATCTGCGATGGCATCCGAGTCAGGAAACCCCTTTAACGACCGCTGATGCTTCTTGTGGATCTTAGCGTCCATATGGAAAAGCCCGTTCCCTGGCTGCATCGCGAAATTTGCAATTGCTCGAGATTACCAGCGGCAAAGCGCTACCACCAGACCAGGCCGTCGCTAGTAGCGGGCCTGGGCCCCATCACCATCTCTATTACGTCAGCACTCCTCCCCCGCGCCCATCGTCAACCAGCGGGAGGAATGAATGTTGAGCGAATACAGGTGAGCCCAAAGAGGTATCAGCGATGTGCGATTGCAGACAGAACACCGAGCGCCGCTTGCTTGAGGCGCTGCCCGCCCAACTGCCGGAAGGCCACAAGAACCTGAGTGCGCGCCTTACTGGCTACGCAATCATGCTCGGCGATGGCGTGATGGTGTCCCGCCAAGTGATGCCGATCGACATCACATACCAGGCTCCGAACAGGGCTGGTGTGATGAAGGATAAGAAGCAGTCCATGAGCATGCAGGCCAACTACTGCATGTTCTGCGGCGAGAAGTACGACAAAGACGAGCCGGAAGCGTCCGCCGCCTAACCCCAAACACTGGAGGTCGCCATGAGCGATATCAAACCGATTCACGCAAATAGCCGTGACGGCGGCGATGCCTATCGCATGCTGAACCTGATCCACGTTTGGCGGGGATGCTGGCAAACGAGCCAAAGAAGCACTTCACCCTGGCTCGCACGAACAGTGACCCACAGTACGGACCGATTATCACCGTCTGGACGAATGGAATCATCGACGTAGAAGCGCGGACTTGGCGCGCTCAGGAGCCGGCTTACCACGAATACTCAATGACGCGAGTAGTCACCCAGCCCAACGAATAACGCCACCCTGGAGGCGACCATGCACCCTGACATTCAAATGCGCCGCGACATAGTCGACGGCCTGCATCAGCGTTCCCGTCTCGCCACCATTGAGCTGTACCGGCTGATCGGCCGACCTGAGCCAGTGGTCGCCGTCCGGATGGTGGTAAAGCCTGCCGGGCGTGACTTCTTCCATGTGGTGGACAGCCAGACTGACAAGGTGATGGGATTCCGCCGCAACCACAACGAAGCCTGCGCCCTCGCCCGGAACCTGGAGACTCGCCATGCCAACCAGCTACGCGGATAGCGCCCAGGCCAGGGAATCCGACAGGCGCTGGGACTTGCCAAATTTCGGGAAGAAGCCACACGTCGAGCTGTTCAACGAATACACGGCAGACGATCTGGCCGAGCGCGAGGCACGGCGACTCCAGGAGCGAGCCAGCCTCAAACTTCGCATCGGTCTGGCGATTGCTCAGATGGAGCTGGTCTGTCCGCCTATCGAGGTGAAGCATGGATCTTAATCAGCGAAACCACCAGACAGCCGTTCGCTGGATCGAAGTCGAAATCGAAAACATGATTCTTGAATTGGGCAAGCCGAACGCCAGCGCCGCGGCCACATCCTGCGTAACCCTTGCTTTCATGCTTCGGGTTATAGACGAGAACGAACATCGTTACTTTCGCGCCCGCATCGACAAGATTTACGCCAACTACAACGCCTCTACCGTTTCCGCCGCTTAGCGGCGCCAACCCACCACAACACTTTCAATGCTGCGCCAGGCGCGGCGAGGGATCGTCATGTCCACAAATCCTAAAAAAGCGCCCCCACAAGAATCGCTCGAGATGATCGAAGCCGAAGATGTGCAAAAATCTGTATCTCCTGCGGCGGCCGTTACTGACATCGCTGAATATCGGCCGCACGAAGAACAAATCGTTCGCCTGGAAACAACGTACTCGAAGCTAGTCGTTGACTGCTCGACGAGCGAAGGCTTGGCGAGCGCGAAGGAAGTTCGCGTCGACATCCGCGATGTGCGCTACGCCCTGGATAAGACCACCAAAACCGCGTTGGTGCCATATCAGCAAAAGGTCAAAGAAGCTCAAGCTCGCGTCAATCAAGTCAAGGAATTCGGTGAAACGCTCAAAAGTCGTGTACTGGCAATTGAAGAGCCTGTCGATGAAGCGATCAAGGCCGAAGAAAAGCGTATTGCTGATGCCAAGGCAGAGCGCGAGCGTGTCGAGGCTGAGCGTGTCGAAGCCATCCGGACCAAGATTACCCGCTTCAGCTCTGTCGCTGCCGCATACGCAAGCCGCAGCGCTGCCGACGTAGCCGGAATTCTGCAAGGAGTTAAGGAGTCGGTGATCCTGCCCGAAGAATATGGCGAATTTGAAGCCGAAGGCACCATCGCTCGCGACAACGCAATTGAGCAGCTGGAAGCGCTACACAAGGCTGCCATTGACCGAGAAGAAGCGGCTGCCAAGCTGCTGGCCCAGCAGAAAGAGCTGGATGAGCTGCGCGAGAAGCAACGCCTCGCCGACGCAGAGGCTGAAGAGCTGCGTAAGCAGCGCGCCGAGGAGGACCGTCTGCGCTTGAAGAAGCAGCAGGACGAGCTGGACCAGCAGCGCCGCGACATGGAAGCACAGCAACGCCAGCAGCGTGAACAGCAGGAAGAGCAACAGCGCCAGCAGCGAGAACGTGACGCCCAGTATCAGCGAGATCGGGAAGAGCTGGCCCGTCTGCGCGCCCAAGCTGCCGCGCCGGCCCTAGTCATTGCTCCGGCTCCTGCCTCGATCGAAGCGAATGCCGAGGTCGCACCAGTCAGCTCACAGGCGACCAGCGCTGAACAGGACGATTTGACTACGACCGCGCCGGCAGTTGACGACATTGTCGAGGTTGTAGCGCTGGGTTTTGACGTCGACCTCGAAACTGCTCGCGCCTGGCTTCGCGCCATCCGCTTCTAACCACCCTTTCCATCTCACAGCCAGCAAATCTCATGCTGGCTACGGAGGGCGCTATGACCGATACAGACACCCAATCACCAACCGGCCTCGCCACCTACCATGACCCATCGCACAACGCGGCAGCACTCATCCTCGACCCAGGAACCATGAGGTCGATGAGTGACCTTGCAATGATGATGTCGAAGGGAGTGACCACCGTCCCGAAACATCTCAAGGGTAACCAGGCCGACTGCATGGCGGTGGTGCTTCAAGCGATGCAGTGGCAGATGAACCCCTTCGCCGTTGCACAAAAGACATTCATCGTCAACGGTGGCGCGTTGAGCTATGAGGCGCAGCTCGTTAACGCAGTAATCATCGCCAAGGCGCCAGTCAAGAGTCGTCTTAACTTCGAATGGTTTGGCCCCTGGGAAAACGTCATCGGGAAGATGCGTGAAGTCACCAGCAAGACCAAAAAGGACGAGGACACCGGAGAGTTTAAAAAATACCGCGTTCCGGCCTGGAGCTTTGACGACGAAAAAGGGATCGGAGTTAAGGTTTGGGCGACCTTCCGGGGCGAGGAAGAGCCACGCACCCTTGAGCTTTTGCTGACCCAGGTTCGTACTCGTAACTCTACGCTTTGGGCGGAAGACCCCAAGCAGCAAATCGCCTACCTGGTTACCAAGAAATGGGCGCGCCTCTTCTGCCCAGACGTAATCCTTGGTGTTTACACCCCCGACGAATTTGAAGATTCGTATGGTGGCGAGATCGACATCACTCCCGCCAAACAGACCGCGAACACTGCAGCAGCTGCCGGCGTTTCGTTTGGCCCCAAATCCCCTTCGCCAGAAATCGACGGTGTATTCGCAGACCTTCTGGTCGTCGCGAAGCAGCAAGACATCGAGGCCTACGCGGCAGCCTGGGCAGGTCTCAAGCCGAAGCAGCGCGCAGCAATCGGCCTGGAGTGCCACGAAGCCCTCAAAGCCATGGCGGCGACTGTCGATGCCGACTTTACAGATATGACCGGCCATAACGGCGACCAGTCCCAGGCAGAGGAGGCGGCATAGTGAGAACGGACCTCCAGGGCACAGAGAAGTGGCATGCGGACCGATCTGGTCGCGTGACGGCCAGCCGCTTTAAAGACGTGATGGCTTGGGGAAAACCGGACAAGACTGGGAAGCGCGAGCCAATGGGGGCACGCACCTCATACATGCGCGAACTGTGCTTCGAGCGACTGGCAAAGAAGTCCAAACATAACGTCAGCAGCGCTTCCCTAAAATGGGGGCACGCTGAAGAACAAAAAGCCCAGGACGCCTACGAAATGCTAACCGGCAACATCGTCCTCCCCTCCGAATTCATCGTTCACCCCAAGTACGACTGGCTCGGCTGCTCGCCGGACGGCCTGATAAATGATGATGGGGGCACCGAATCGAAGTGCCCATTCAACGAAGCGATACATATCAGGACTTGGCTGGAAGGAATGCCCGAAGAGCACATGCCGCAAGTCCAAGGGTGCATGTTCGTTACCGGCCGAAAATGGTGGGACTTTATTTCGTTCGACTCGCGTCAAGATGAGGATTGTCAGCTCTACATCGAGACGATTTACCGCGACGAAGCCTACATCACCAACCTGCACAGAGAGCTGGTCCAGTTCAATCTGGAGCTGAATCGCATGGTTGACGAGGTAGCGGACAAAGCTCGGGCGCAAGCCCATCGCCTAGGAGCCTGATCATGATCAGTAACCTGAAATCAGACATCGAGTTTCGGCGCGAGAAAGCGCTGGAGCTTTCCAGTCAGGTCCGTCGGCACCTGGCCGCTGGCGGAAAGTTCAGCATCGGCGACAGCCCGGCGATCAATCCGGATCCGGCAAAGCGCTCGGAAACGATTGATCCGACGTCCATCCTCAAGCGCCGCAAGCCGCCCATAACCCGAGCCGAGCGTGAAGCGCTGCGCAAACTCGCGGAGGCACTATGAAAAAGCGCAAGCCGCATAACCTGCAGGCACGAATCGCCCGGTCGTGCCGCTCGCTGCTGGCATCCAACCACGTCGCAGTGGTCAACATCGACCCGAGCGGCCGCCAGGGCATGGTCAATTACAAGTCGCTGAAAAACATCCCGCCCGGGAAGATAGGCCAGGCCGTTTGCGGAATTCCTCACCGATGGACGATCTACCTCAGCGCCCTGTGTATCGACGCCCGCGGCGACCGCTACAGCAAGTCGGTGGAGCTAGCGCCCGATGGCGTTTACCTCTCCGACCATCTGGAAGACGTGATCGAGCACTGCTACAAGAAGCTCCGCGACGAAGCCAACCAGAGCCAGATGGTGGCCTCGGGCTGGATCGCCATCCCCGACACCCTATCGCTGGACGAGGCCCACGCCGCGCGCATCTTCGAAGCCGTCGGCGCCTGGCACCAGGTGAAGGTCGATTCATGCGCCGCATAGCCCGCACCCAGCAACGCAAACGTCAAACCTGGCTCGCACTGCCGGCCAGCGGAATAGAAGAGGCAGGCCATGGCTGTGACCCAGGAAGAACGAACGGCCAGGCTTGCCGAGAAACGGCAGGAACTGGGCGAGCAGGAATTGCGGCATACGGTGCCATACGGCGCCCGGAAGATGCTCGACGAACTGATGCGCTGGCATGAGGTCGAGGAAGTCAGCGAGGCAGTGCAACTGCTGGTGCTGAATGGTCGGGCCGAGCGTCTGCCGCCGGCGCCGCCGAAAGTCAAAGGGCCGTCTGATATCATCCGTCACTACTTCCGCCAGGGAATGCGTGACCGGCTGGCAGTACTCACCGCAGAACTTGGCGAGACGAAAGACCGGGCGACCATCTGGCGATTGATCGCACATGCCCACTCGCTGGGCGCCGAGACGTCATCGCCACTCTTCGAAATTAAGCGCCACGATTACGAAATATCCGAAACCGTGGCGCGAAAATTACGGCAAGGAGGCTTCGCCGAATCACTAAAAATGAACGCCGGAGAGGACGATAAGGAGATCTATTAAGGAACCCAATTAGGATCGTATTTGACGATTTCCTGTTGCACCTTACTGACTCCTACCAAATCTATCTTCGGCCTTCCTGGCGGATGATAAGCAAGTTCTGTACTAGAGGCATTGATAAAGGACTGAAACGGGCCAGAAAGCACCTGCCTTGCGTCCATTATATATTGCTTGGTATTCATCCATTTCGACGAGCCGGGCTGTTTCCAAGGATCAAGACAAAGCCGAAACTTGCTCCATTGGCGCGTGATTTCCAACCATTCCGAATGGTTAGTTTTCACTGCTACACACAGAAAAGGCCTCACACCAACCTCGCCAACGATAGACCAGGTATGTCCCGAAACCTGCGAGTCACTCATGAGTTGGTCGCCATCTAAGTTAGCGACCGCTCCGACCTGAATATCTGCCCGCCTCAACATTCACACGCTCCTTGATCCGGCTCCATGCCGGTCACCCGTAATACCCCATATCACTGAACAGCGCCAGCCGGCGAGGCAATCGGCTGTCTGGAGTAATTATGAATCCATATTTGATAACCGGTCCCGCCCAGGTCGGCGTCTCCGGAGGCCGAACCAGCGGGCAGATGCTACGCAAGATCCTCGACGCCCACGGCGGAAAGCTTCCTGCTGATGTTCACGCCTTCTTCGAGAATACCGGCAAGGAGCGCGAAGAAACGTTGGTGTTTATAGATCAGATGGACAAGCGATGGGACGTCGGCATCGTCTGGATGGAGTGGTGCCGAGTGTACGGCCAGCCTGACGATGCGCCTTGGTACAAGCTCGTGAATTTCGAGACGGCCAGCCGCAACGGCGAGCCATTCATGATGATGCTCGACTACTACGCCGAGTATCGCAAACAGGTTAAGGGCCTGCCGCCTGTGCTACCGAACTTCTCCAACAACATGTGCACCGCATACCTGAAGATAAAAATCGGCGAGAAGCACATGCGATCGCTCGGTTACGACGAGTGGGATTGCGTGATCGGCATACGCAAGGACGAGCCAGGCCGGTATCACCGCATGATGGCTGCCAACGCCAAAGGCGGCACGCGCTGGGACAACGTCTGCCCCTCCTATACCGCGGGCATCACCAAGGAGGACGTGGCCGCCTTCTGGATATCGCAGGACTTCGATCTGGGCATAGATTCCGACCTAGGTAACTGCGACCTGTGCTGGAAGAAAGGTGAAGACAAGCTGTTTAAGGCAATCCAGACGGAGCCCGAGCGCGTGATCTTCTGGTCCGGCGCCGAGGAAAAATTCAACCAGGTTTTCCGCATGGACCGGCCGAAGTACTCCCACTTGGCTTGGTACGCCGAAAACTACAAAGGCCAAATGGATGCGTTTGGCTACTCCGAAGACATCGAGTGCTTCTGCGGCGATTAACCGAAGACCTTCATCATCGAGAGCACCCCAATAACTGTGCCTCCAAGACCGGTAACTCCAGCCAGCCTGAAACTCCACACTTCGCGCCGGTGTTTCTGCTCCTCTCTTATGGCCGCACGAACAAACCGAATACCTTCTGGAGTTAAGTACTTCGGTTCCCTCGGATCGTCATTCCAATCAACTTGCTGATACATGGATTTATCATCAAGCGCTGGCATCGGAACGATCAGATCATCGGCAACAGAACGAAGATAGCCCGTAAGTATCAGCAGCCTCCACTCATACAGCCTATCTGATTCGCGATGAAACTCCTCCAGATCACCCCGTTCGTACGCCTCCTCGCTGTTCGGCGGCTGGCTTAGCTGATGCTTCAGCGAATACCTAGCGTGTTTATGCAGATCCATACGGTACTGAATGTAATTCAGCATATATCAACTCCTTCCTTCAGGTTTCAGCGAACTATACCCAAGGAACTACCATGAACAACATGTTCTGGCGCATAGTCGCCAAGCTGCTTGCGCGCCCGGCGGTTGCCGCCTGGCTCATCGCCCGCGCCCAGCGCACCCCATACCTGCACATCATGTCCGCCGACGGCACCGAGATGTACATGGGTCGGTGGTGGCTGTTCAACCCCTACTCCCGCCAAACGCACAAACCAGCTCTGTGGTGGTGCCCGTGGTCGTTCCGCGTGCACCACATCATGCGGCCAGATGAAGATCGGGATCTGCATGACCACCCTTGGAACGCCCGCACGATCATTCTGCGCGGCTGGTACACCGAACAGCGCTTGCTAGACCACGATGACCCGGTGCTGTCAGGCCAGAACGTGCCGTCCGGCTCCCAGGCTACCGAATACATCGACCGCCACGCCGGCGACACCGCCCGGCTCAACCACGACGAGTACCACCGGATCGACGAGCTATCGCCAGGCGGCGTCTACACCCTATTCATCACCAGCAAGTGGCGTGGTGACTGGGGCTTTCTGGTCAACGGCGTGAAGGTGCCATGGCGCACCTACACCGGCACAGACAATTGAGGGTTTGAGTATGAGCAAGGTAATTCAAACGGTTGAAGAACTGGACGCCGTGCTGCACTGGCGCGGCAAGCATGCCAAGGCAATCAAAGAGCTTGACGCACTGCAACAGCTGCTCAACCAGCGCGATGAACAGGTCGAAACCTTGAAGCTGCAGCGCCAAGGTGAGGCGGCGGCATGCGCCCATGAATGGACGGACGACGGTGAGTTCACGCTGACATGCACGAAGTGCGGCAAGACAGAAAACCATGAGCCGTACGGCTGGGTGCAGACGCGCGGCAATGCGATCAACCACTTCACGCAGGAATGGGATGTTGTCGAATCCTGGGAGGATCAGGGCTTTGAATACAAGGCGATGTTCGACCACGCCGAGCAGCCAGCGCCGGTAGCGGTGGTGCCTGAGCGCAAGACATGGGACGGTCTTCGCGCCACGGCATGCAACCTCAAAGCGGAAGCCTGGAACGCCTGCCTCGACGAGCTGAAACGCCTCAACCCCTCTCTGTAACCCCTCCCCCTTCAAAGTCAGCCGCTATAGCGGCATACCAAAGCGACGATAAGAATGCGTTGATAGCCTAGATCGGGGGCTCAGATTTATCACTGCCGATATTTTTTGCGCCACTACGATCTTGAAGAATTTTCTTCATAGCCAACTTGGCGTCTGGATCACCGCACTCAGCCATGCATTCCAGACAATCACCCCCGCAATCCATGAGTTCAGGGCGGGTATTTAAGGGCCGTTGGCATATGCTGCATTTGTTCATTGCGTGTTCCTGAGTCGGGGTTATGGGCAGAAATCTCCGAGGCTATCCCGTGCAATTTGAACGGCGTACTCAAGCAATTCTAGGGGAACACTTGGCTCAAATAGGGTTACCTCGAAACGCAGGGTTTCGTCATTTCGGAAAATCTCGAACATCTGAGCTCCCTCGCCTTCCCAGCACTCTAAAGCCAAGCCGTCATGACCTATGACGACGCTCGAAGCACGGCAAAAACGGTATTCAATTCCGTGTACGACCACTTCTCACCTCCATTTCTCAGGAGGCAACGATACCTCTCCCCTCTATGAACTTGATAGCCGCTATGGCGGCAAGGACGAAGTCATGCCTGAAGAAAACCAACCCCCTGAGTTCGAACTGAACGGCTCCCAACCGGCACGTCCTGACCTGCGCTGCTACAGCGTCGGCGATCAAGACTGGGTAGCAGCAACCGGCGAAGACGAAGCTCGGCGTGTACTGGCTGAGATGAACGGCGATGACCCTGCCGACTACGCAGACTGGGACGTTGAGTTGACCAGCGAAACCATGCTCGATCGGCAGTGGACGGATGAAGATCCGCCGCACGCTGAATGTGGGTGCCTTCGCGATTGGCTGACGGAGGCAACTGAGCCCACCTACCTGATGGGTACGGAGTGATAAATGCGCCTAAAGAAAGCTGAGCGCGAGCAAGTGCGCTTGAAGTACGGCGGGCACTGCGCCTATTGCGGCGTGCTGCTGGGTGACCGGTGGCACGCCGACCATCTAGCCCCGGTGGTGCGTGAACTGCTTTCCAAGCAGACCGCCGGCGGCACTTGGAAGCTGGTGTCAGGCAAGCCACTGCGCCCAGAGCATGACGTACTGGAGAACATGATGCCGGCCTGCGCGCCCTGCAACATCAGCAAAGGCGGCCAAACCTTGGAGGGCTGGCGAGCCTGGATCGCGAGACACGTCGAGTCGCTGAACAACTACACCCCAATTTACCGCTTGATCAAGGCATATGGCCTTATCGCCGAGACAGGCGCGCCGGTGGTGTTCTACTTCGAAAAGGAGCAGCAGCCATGACCGCCACCCTCTGGTTCGCCTACGTCTTCATCTACAAGGGGCCAAGGCCATGAAACAGCATCGCGTTTTGATCGGCGACTGCATTGAGTCGATGCGGACGCTGAAGGACCAGTCGGTGAACACCTGCGTCACGTCCCCGCCCTACTACGGGCTGCGTGACTACGGGATGGACGGACAGATCGGTCTTGAGGAAACACCTGCTGAATTTGTCGGGCGTCTCGTTGAGGTATTTCGCGAAGTGCGTCGGGTGCTGCGTAATGACGGCACGCTATGGGTAAACATGGGCGACACCTATGCGTCAATCGCAGGTGGATACGCACCTGGTGGCTCAGCAGGTAAGCACGACATGGTTTCTCAGGCGACGCGTGGGGCGGTACTGCGTGGCAAGCGACGGTCACCGCCGATAGGGCTCAAGCAGAAAGACTTGATGGGCATATTCCCTGGCGCCTCGCCTTCGCCCTTCAAGATGATGGCTGGTACCTGCGCCAAGACATCATTTGGCACAAGCCGAATCCGATGCCTGAATCCACCAGGGACCGGTGCACAAAAGCGCACGAGTACCTGTTTCTCTTGAGCAAGTCACCACGCTATTACTATGACCAGGATGCGATCAAGGAGCCTGTAGCGCTGAGTTCGATCACACGAATGGCTCAGGATATCGAGCAACAGCGAGGCAGTGATCGAGTGCCCGGAAAGTCGAACGGCCCAATGAAAGCGGTGCGCAGCAAGCGGGATAGTTTCAAGCGCGATGATTCAAAGCGAGAGTAACCAATCCCTGGGCAGTCACTGGGAACACACCGGCCAGATCGAGAGGAAAGTGCCTGGGCCTTGGGCACTCGTAACAAGCGCAGTGTGTGGACGGTGCCGACGCAAGGTTTCAAGGGTGCGCACTTCGCGACCTTCCCTCCGGACCTGATCAGACCTTGCATCCTGGCCGGCGCGCCACGCGGCGGCATCGTGCTTGACCCTTTCGGCGGTGCCGGCACTACGGCTGTGGTCGCCATGCAAGAAGGACGCAAATCGATAATGTGCGAGCTGAACCCTGCATATGCCGCAATGGCTGAGCGCCGGATCGCGTCTGCCTGGCTCGACGGAGCGGCGCAGATGGATGTCTTCCGCGATGCAGCGCAAAACCCAGCAGCCTAACCCCACTCCCCCTACATGCCTGCCGCTGAGCGGAGTCAGGGCAACTGACTGTCGATCCATCGTTCAGCTGCCGCCATCGCATCATCAAGTGCCGCCGGATAGTCAGGCCAGGGGCCTTCCAACTCTGCTGCAACCTCACCCAAGCCATTGATGGGTGCAGGTTCAATGATCTTCGCGGCAACAGGGCTTTGGTCGTTCGGGCGGCGCCAGTCGAACTTGAGAAAAATCACGTGGCCCCGGTAAGCGTGCGCTATCGGAGCATCGAAGTTGTGTGACACGTCCATGCCTCATCACGAACTTAGTTGAACCCTTTTGTACACCGCTTCGGTCCTGTTTGAAAGATAGGCAGAAAGCTATCACTCCAATCCCCTATATGCCGCCCCGCGCGGCTAGGACACACACCCATGCTCGCTATGAAACTCACCCTGATACTGCTGGGCGCTTTTCTGTACCTGTTAGGAACACTCGGCTGGTTCTTATGGGCCGGGCCCGGCCTTGTCGGCATAGGCACCACCGACGCACTGCTCTACGCCTTCGCCGGCACATGCGCCTGGCTGCTGATCAGCTTCGGCCTGGCAATCCACGTCATCAAGACAGCGCGGCCCACGGTGGGCGGGAGGTAGGTATGGAAATTCATTTCCTGTCGCACGAAGATGTTTGTGAATTGACGGGCGCCAGGACAAAAGCTGGCCAGATCCAGGTCCTATCCCGTAACGGTATACGGCACACCATCAAGCGCAACGGATGGCCGTGTGTGATATCCGCATCGTTGATGGTCAGTACGAAAGATATCAAGCCAGAAAAGGCTGAATGGCAACCAAGGATGGGTATCCAGTAAATGGCAAGGCGACCTACCAACCCTGGCAGCATCCCTCGGCTTAGAAAGCGCCTGCGGCCAGGGGGAAGGGTTTATTACTACTACGACGCAGGCGACAAACCGAGAAGGGAGATAGCGCTTGGTTCCGACTACGGAGCCGCAATCGTTGAATACGCCCGACTGGAAAAGAGCCGTGCGGCGAGTGCGCTTGTCGAGGCCGTACTGACTTTTGAGTTCGTCGCTACCAAATATATGGAAGAGGTTGTGCCCACGAAGTCTTCGACCACACAAAAGGACAACACTAGGGAACTGAAGCAACTTCTGATCTTCTTCAATGATCCACCCGGCCCTCTTGAGGCGATCGAGCCGAAGCACGTCGTTCAGTACCTGCGTTATCGGTCAAAGACAGCGAAGGTGCGTGCCAACCGAGAAAAAGCCCTGCTCAGCGCCATCTGGAACTTCGCCCGTCAAAGCGGCTATACGTCGCTGGCGAACCCGTGCGCCGGCATCAAAGGAAACAAGGAAACAGGCCGGGACACCTACGTCGAAGACGAAATGTTTGCGGCGGTGTACCTGCACGCTGATCAGCCACTCAAGGACGCGTTAGACCTCTTCTATCTCACAGCTCAGCGCATAGGTGACACGCTCAAGATGGACGAACGTGACCTGCTGGATAACCAGTTGCTGATCAAGCAGGGGAAGACGAGTGCAAAACGCCGCATTGAGGTTGTAGGAGAGCTGAAGGTGGTTATTGAACGCATTTTGGAAAGGAAAAAGGGGCACAAGATTCGCTCAACCAGGCTCGTCGTAATGGACAACGGCCAGGCGATGACAACGAGCATGCTCAGAGGGAGATTTGACGCGGCCAGGATGAAGGCCGGGATTGAAAAGTCTGCTTTTCAGATGCGCGACCTTCGCGCAAAGGCGGCAACAGACAAGGAGGAATCGACTGGAAGTATTCGCGATGCGAGAGATCAACTGGGGCACACAACTGTCGGCATGACAGAGCAGTATATCCGGCGCCGCAAAGGCCTAAAGGTGCTCCCCACAAAATAA